ACTTTAATGTAAAAGGAGGAGACGTAATCACTGTAACACTTAGAGCACATTCTAGTTATTTGGATACACTATACTTTAATGGGTTTACAAGATCTGTAACTGTACAAGCACCATGTCTAGCATGTGATGGAGACCCTTGTGCTAATGTAGATATACCTGCATTAATTGATGCTTTAATTGAAAAGTTTGAACAACAAGCTCCTGGTATCAATTCTGATAATATTTCTTTCTCTAAAATTTATACATTTGAAAGAGTTGGAAACGATCAAACTGCTAAATTAGTAATTACAGGTAAACCACTAACTAAATATGGACAACCTTGTGATGTTGCTGCTTTCCCATTTGAATATGATAGAATGTGGTTTAGAGCATTTGTATATGCTGGTCCAGCTACTACTGCTGATTTCATTGTAGCAGATAATTGTAATATTGTTGCAGAAGCTGAAACAGTACAAAACTCTTCTTATGCTACTGGAACTAGTGCTGAGATTGCACAACTTGAGAAAAACTATTATAGTTATCAAGCAGGTTATTTGAAACATTTATATAGAATGAATGGTTTCAATGGTAACTTCGAAAGTCAAGTTGCTGATGGAACTGTATACGATACTTATTATATTAAATTTAATAATGTAGATAAATCAAGTGATACTTGGGGTGACTATGTAAAACAAGATTCTATGGTAATTATTGCTGTACCAACAGGTAGTGCTGCTTCTACAGCAATTCAAACTGTTCTTGTTGCTGGATTAGGAGCTGTTACATCTTCTAATGTTGTTCCAACTACCACTACTACAACAACAGTGTAATATTTGAAATATAATCAATAAACCTATGTCAGAGGCGAGAGGATAATCTCTATCCTCTGACATATTTTTTTAAAATTATGGCAGATTTAAAATTAGATATATTAGTAGTACCAACGTATAATTTAAATTTATTAAATATTACAGATGCTTCTATTTATCCAGACCCACTAACTGTAACTTCTCCTACAATAGAAATTACTGTACCAGGATTTACACCTATGTCTTTACCTTTCACTATTAAAGAACCAAATATTTTTAATAGTGTAAGTTTAGGACTCTCTGAACCTGGAGAATACCTATCTCTTCCTGATGGAGTGTATAATATAAAATATTCAATTGCTCCTGCACAAGATAACTTTATTACAAGAAATATATTTAGAACAGAAAAACTTCAAGAAAAATTTGATAATGCATTTATGCAACTAGATATGATGGAATGTGATAGAGCAATAAAAGAGCAATCACAAGTAAAATTAAACACGATAAATATATTTATACAAGGAGCAGTTGCTTCTGCTAATAATTGTGCAAATATAGAAGCAATTAAATTGTATGAGAAAGCAGATAAAATGTTAACAACATTTATTAAGAAAGATTGTAATTGTACAGGAAATAACTATTAAATTTAAAAATATGGCAAATTGTTCAAAGTGTGGTGCACAAGTTTCATGTAGTTGTCAACTAACAAACGGAATGTGTAAATATTGCTATAACGCAAGTATTCAACCTAAAAAATAAAAAATGTTATATTCAAAATTATCAGATTGTATATATTGTAATAATATATCTACATTAATTAATGATATTGATTGTAAAATTGTAGAGGTTAGTAAATCTTTATATAATAATATTATATACATGCTAAATAGAAACGTTGACTTAAATAATATTAATAAATTATTAATATATAAAAGAATATTATTATATAAACAATGTAACTATGATTATGCTGGTAATTATACAGTCGAAATGATTGCAAATAAAATAAAATTATTAATACATAAATAATATGTCTTGTCAAAATTGTTATAACGGATGTACAGATATTATATCAGATAAATGTACTAAATATACAGGAAATAATATCCCTGAGCTTGGAATAGAAAATGGAGATTCTCTATTTTCTATTGAACAATCTATCTTTTCTTTTTTAATTTCTGTAATAGGTGGTACACCTATAAAACCAGAAATTAATGAAGAATATATTTGTGGAAAAATATCTCAATACTTGGGAGGACAGGAATTAACTCTTCCCAATATAATAAATGTAATATTACAAACTGCGTGTGATTTACAAACACAAATAACCACAATAGAAAACAAAGTAGATGGAATAAATACAGAATACACATTAAATTGTATATCTGGAGTAACAGATAATACAAATACACATGAAGTATTACAAGCAGTAATCACAAAATTATGTAGTGTAGATACAGCATTAACAGCACTATCGTTAAATGTTAGTACAAATTATGTAAAATTATCAGAATTAAACCAATTAATAGGAGAATACCTCTCTGGAGAAGGATCAAGCTCTAAGATGTATAATAAAATGGTTCCTTATAGTGCCGTTGAATATTATGGAAGTATTGCAGGTAAATTTGACTCTACAGGAGCTGGCTTAGGAGAATGGGAAAAAATTTATTTATGTAATGGAAACAATGGTACTCCTGATAAAAGAGGTAGGGTAGCAGTAGGAGCTACTAATGGTATGGGGGGAGTAACTTTAAGTAATGTAGTTGACCCTGCTATTGCTGGTAATCCTGATTACTCTTTAGGTTCAACACATGGGAGCTGTGTAGTAACATTAGATGTTACGCAAATTCCTTCACATACTCATACTGCAACAGTTACAGTAAATGATCCTGGACATTCACACTCTTTATTTTTTGAACGCTACCCTACTAGAATAAATAGTAATCCTGGTTATGATGGAGGAAGTAATAATTATTCACAAGATGTAGATAAATCAACAACTACTTCAACTACAGGAATTACAGTTAATGTTTCAAATAGCTCTATTGGAGGAGGTTTGGGTCACAATAACGTACAACCTTCTATTGGTTGTTATTATATAATGTATATACCTTCTTAATATGTATTTAGTAGAAGAATATCCAAAAGGAAACCCTTTTGAAAACTCAAAATGTAAAAATTGTAGTGATCCAAGATTAGATACCTCATACAGTTATTATGAAGGTCCTAATCTTCCTGGTACAGGTATAAAAACTTGTGATTCTCTTACATTAGTTATACAGAAAATAGATAATGAGATATTAAAAATAAAACAAGATCTTTTAGAAATTAAACAACAAATAAACCAATTATGACAGTATTAATAACATTAACAACAGTAGGAGCAGATTGCTCATTATTTGATATATATTCTAATATAGATGGATTTATTTCTGCATTTGAGACAGATGTTCCAAAATCTAGTTTATCTGCAGGGTTTAGTTCTGCAAATGTACCAGATGGCACAACAATCATTAGAGTGAAAGCAAAAGGGGTCTGTACAAATTATATAGATATAACCCTATCTACTTCTACAACAACAACCACTACTACACTTCCTGCAACAAGTTTCTTTTGCTTTGAAGGTGAATGGAGTGAAGTTGACACAACCCATGATTGTCCTTCATTATGTGGACAGGTTACTTACATAGATGCTTTTGGAAACACACAAACAGAGACAGGAATAACTTCTGAAATGGGAGTTATATCAATAGAAGCACAATCAATAATTAGCACAATAGGCGTTAATGCTGTAACATGTCCTTAATTTTAAATTTTTAAATTATTTTTATACACTTAATTAATATTCTTATTTTGTTGGTTTTATAAGAGTATTTTCCCAGAAATTAATTTTTCTGGGATTTTTTGTAATTAATTTAATTACTTTATTTACAGTTATTTATTGTATATATAAATTCTTTTTTTGTATCTTTACAATAATTTATTAAATTATACAATTATGTCTGAAAACCATTCTCTATTAGACCAACTTGAAAAATTATTAAGCTGGAAAAAAAGTAAAAAATTCTATGCAGAAAAATTAGGAATTACAGAATATGAAGTAGAAGAATTGATGAAAGAATTGAAATCAAAGGATGAAGAAGTAGTAGTACAAAACACTGAGACTATATCAGGAACAAAAAAAGTAAATAAAGAAAAAGGAACGATAGAAAGCACACTAATTTTAGATTTTGAACCAAAAGATGATTTAGAATTAGCAAGACTACATAAGATTGATTTAAACAAATATATTATAACAAATTATTGGTCTAAACTACTACCTAATGGTAAATTTACTTCTTCTGTATTTAGTAAAAGAAAACAAAATAAAGATTACACGTTACAAGATTTTGAAGAGTTTTTAAAAAATTATGTTCCTAACTTTACTCTTCCAGAGACACAAAAACATAATCCAATATTAGATACTATAGATGTTGAATTATCAATTGCAGATTTTCATTTAGCTAAGAAAACGTTAGAAGGAGAATCAATTCTAGATAAACAAAGACAATTTTTAGATGTAGTAGTAGACTTATTAAATAAGGTTGTAAATAATTATAACATAAATACTATTGTATTTCCGATTGGGAATGATTATTTTCATACAGATAATTATCAAAATGGTACAACAAACGGAACACCACAAGATGTACTATCTGGATATGACAATGAATATGAAAAAGGATTTGATTTATTAGTTGGAGCAATTCAAATATTAAATTTAAACGCTAAAAATATAGAAATAATTTTAGTACAAGGTAATCACGATAGAACAAAATCATTTTATTTGGCACACGCATTAGAAGTATTTTTTAAAGGGAATAAAAAAATAAAATTTAAAAGAGAACATTCTACAACTAAGTTTACAGTGTTAGGAAATACATTTATTGGTTATCATCATGGTAATTGTAAAATAGAAGATCTTCCTTTAATATTTGCTACAAATAAAGACTCTAGTGTGGCTTTTGGAAATGCTTTATATAGACATGTTCATACAGGTGATAAACATCATTATATGGCAAAGGAAGTAAAAGGAGTAAGAATTCAACAGATGCCCAGCCTATCAGGAACAGATAGATGGCATTTAGATAATAATTATATCAATAATATAAGAGCAGGAATCATCCATTTATTTCATCCTATATATGGAAAGATTGGAGAATTTGAAAGTCGTATATAAATAGAATTAGAAAATGAGTACATTAAGAAAATTAGTTTCTGATATAAGAGGAACCCATAGAATATTATCAACAGATAGTATGATTACAGATAGAGTAATTGCTAGTGAGATAAGAAATGCTTCTTTATTATTAATTAAAAGAGAAACTAATCTTAGAAAACTTTGGGCAACAGATAGTATATTTACCACTATTCCTTGTTTAGAAATGGTGGAAGTTCCTATTTCAGAATGTTCTGACTATGTAGATGATTGTACTATTGCAAGAAGTAAATTTAAGATTCCTAGAATAGCAGAAGGAAATTATCAATATGTAATACAAGGAGTTTATTCTATAAATGCTTTAGGAGGAAAAGGAAAAAAACTAAAAGAAATTACCGTTAATAGATATATTAATTTATTATCTCTTCCTGTTATAAAAAATGAAGAATATTTCTGGATTACTAATGATTACTTATATGTTTCTAATCCATTAATAGAAGCAATTAGAATTGTTGCTTATTTTGAAAAAGAGGTTCCTAATAAAATAATGTTTTCTGATTGTAATTGTGGAGGTTCTCCAGATATAGAAGAATATTGTAAAAATCCACTAGATAAAGAATTCTCATTACCTGGATATTTAGAAAAACAAGTACTACAATTAACTTCAGAAACATTAGTAAAAACCTATTTCTCAATTAAAAATGATAACACACAAGATGGTATAGATGGACAAGCTCCTAATTCTGCACCAACAAGATAAAATATGAGAACAGCAGTAGAATGGCGAAGCTCTAGTAAGAGCAATTATGAAATTTTTTGTAAAAACTATCCATCTATTAAATTAACTTATGATGAATGGAAAAACATTATATATACATTTTCTGAAAAGTTTAAAGAATATATTTTAGAAACAGGAGAGAAAGCAAAATTACCATTAGGTCTTGGAGAATTTTCTATTGTTAAAAAGAAAAGGAAAAAAATAAAAAAAGATAAAGATGGTAGGGAGTTTATAAATCTTCCTGTAGATTGGAAAAAAACTAGAGAAAGAGGGAAGATAATATATAATTTTAATTATGATACGGAAGGATATTTTTTTGGATGGGTGTGGTTCAAAAGATCTACAAGAATAAGGCATTCTATTTTATGGTATTTTAAACCATGTAGAAACACTTCTAGATTGTTAGCACATTATATAAAAACTGATCCTAAATACCAACATATTTACAGAGAATGGCAAATCTAAAAAAATAAATATTATGTCTTATTATTATAAATATACATTCACTTCTCCAGAATCAATTTATTCTCTTGTAAAAGAAGAATTTAAATCTTATTTTGATACTGGTGCTGTAGATGATTTACTTTTCCCAACCTATTTGGACAAGTGCCTTAAAAAATTGGGAAGATCTTCATATATTATTTCCGAAGATGTTATTGAAATAGATAATTTTCAAGGAAGGCTTCCTGATAATTTTTATGCTGTAAGAGAAGCATGGATGCTTACAAATATTAATTCTATTACACATAAAGAAGCTGGTTCTTTTTATTCTCAAACAACAGATTCTAATGTTATACAAGTAAGTCCTGTTACCACTAATCAGGCATGTACTAATGAAAGTTGTACAGATCCTAATTGTAATGGAGGATGTACACCGTTAGATAAAACAATTGTTTATAAAGTTAATAATTCTACAAACTATACCTTTAGAAAAGAGTATTTATTAAAACCAGGAAATATATCTGCAAGTAGACAGTGCGATGTAAATTATATGGATAACTGGAATGAGTATTCTATAATAAATACTCCAGGTTCTTCTACAGTAGATTCTTTCGACATTAGAGATAATAAATTTGTTACTAATTTTAGAAATGGGTTTGTACAAATTGTTTTCTATGCTACAGAACATGATGATCTCGGAAATCAATTAATTCCAGATAATTATAGAATTAAGGAATATGTAGAGGCGTTTATTAAATATAAAGTTATTGAGCAATTAACTAACCAAGTTAATGATGAGACAATAAATCAATTAGAAAGAAAACTTGATAGATATAAAATGATGGCTGATGAAGCCTATATAATGGCTGAATTAGAAATTAAAAAACAAGATGTATATTCTAAACAAAGAGCTATTGTAAGAAATCTAAATAGACTTAATATGTATAATTTACCTTCTAAATCAAGAAAATCTAATTTTAGACGTTAATGATAAGTTATGGCAGAACAAGATTCACAAAATAATATTACTCTCAATTATAATTTTGCTAATGGTGGATTAAATTTAGATCAAACTCCTAATCAAATTCAGAAAGGGGTATTGACTTATGCTCTTAATGCAACTGTAGAGAGTTTTGATTATAATTCAATAAATTATCAAAATGAACAAGGAAATGATTTTTGTTTAAATTTTCCAGAAGGATATGTTTTAATTGGTAAATATTTTATTTCAGAACAAAACAAGCATGTATTTATGTTGGTAAATCCAGATAGCCAAAATTCTGAAATAGGCTATATGGAAAGCAACAACTGTAAATACAACACTATAGTAAATGCAAAGTGTTTAAACTTTGATATAAACTATCCTATACATAAAATTGTACATAAAATTAGCAAGGAAGGGACAGAAATATATTGGACAGATAGTAAGAATTCTAGAAGATATTTAAATATTGATGCTTTTCCTAAAAAAATAAAAGAAGGTTCTTCTCTATGTAACCCAGAGTATACAGAAGAGTTAGATTGTAATAAGATAAAAGTACAACCAGATTTTAAAATTCCCACCTTAGAAATAAAAGAAATAATAGGTGGAGGAAATATTATATCAGGAACATATCAGTTTGCTATACAATATTGCGATAGTATAGGAAGTCCATATACATCATATTATTCTATTACTAATCCTACACCTATAGCTGATCCTACAATCACTACACAAAATTTTAACTATTCTGTAGGTAAATCAATTGTTGTAGAAGTAGATAATTTAGATACTTCTGGACAAGCACAATATTTTAATTTAGCTGTAATAAAAACAATTAATGCTATCTCTTCTGTAGAATTAGTAGGAACATACTATATAGATAATATAAATAAAAAAATTACATACACAGGACAACAAGTAGATAATATAAGATTAACTATAAATGATATTTTTGAGAAGTTTCCTCTTTATGATGTTGCTGATGATGTGACTGCTGCTCAAGATGTTTTAATTTGGAAAGGACTTACTTCTATAGACAGAATGAATTATCAATCTATAGCTAATAAAATTAAATTACAATGGGAGTCTTGGAGGATTCCTGCTACAGAAAATTATTCTGATGAATATAATGCTACAAATTTAAGAGGGTATTTACGAGATGAAGTATATCCTTTTGAAATAACTTTTTTATTAAAAAATGGAAAACAAACCGATTCTTTTCACATACCAGGAAGAAAACTAACTCCTTCTGAAGAACTTCTTCCTAGTATAAATATAGACAATGAGGATAGCATAATCAATACATCCTCTAGCCCTTATTGGGAAACATACAATACAGCAACCATCATTAGTACCCATCCTAACTATCAACCAACAGAAGATTATAAAGGTCCCTATCAGTATGGAGAATTTGCATATTGGGAATCTTCAGAAACTTATCCTTGTAATTCTGAAGTTTGGGGAGATTTAGCAGGGAAACCCATAAGACATCATAAATTTCCAGATGTAAATATTAGTCCTATATTTGAATCTAAAACATTCATAGTTTCATCATCTATTCAAATGGGAAATTGCGCTGTATTTCCAATTGGTGTAAAAATAGATAATTCTCAAATTGAAACATTAATAAATACTAGCAATCTTACTACTGAACAGAAAGCAGATATAGTTGGCTGGAAAATAGTAAGAGGAGATAGAGGAACAAACAAATCTATTGTAGCAAAAGGCATTTTAAGAAACGTAAACTCTTATGAAAGAGCAGGACAAACATATTTATATCCAAACTATCCATACAACGATTTATCAGAAGATCCATTTTTAAACAGTAATAATAATGCATTTTCTGATATATGCGAAGAATTTAATATTAATGTAACACAATTAGATAATGAAGGAAAAGCAATCATCCGATATAATGATTGTAATACAAATAAAGAAACAACAACAACCTTAACATCTTTAGGTGATGTTAAATTTTGTTCTATTGGAAAACCAACAATAGATTCTCCTGCAAAAGCAGAAATTGGAACAACTAGTTATGAGGTATGGAGAGTTTCTGTTGGAGACCAAGGATGTGCTGTTGGATGGGTAGATCCTATAAATGGATATACAAGAGAGTGGCTAACAGGAGTGTGGCTTGGTTCTGGAGAAAGTAAAGTTATACACGTAGTAATTGGTTCTGGAGAACCTGATAGAGTTGATGGTAGAGGTAGATTATATAAAGAAAAATTAGAAACTGTTTATGGAAGTGGAAATTGTTCTATTAGTGCTTCTCAAGGAACTTCTAATATTGAACAACTTTCTCATAGACAAGTATTTAATTCTCCAGAAACTTCTTTTGGACAACCATTTTTAGGAAATGTATTAAAACTTGAAAGTGTAATTTTTGGAGGAGGAAAGGCACATTTTGTAGAGGTAAAAAATAATGCAAAATATAAATTATTAACACAAGAAATTCAAATTGATGCTTTATTAAGTGCTAATGAATTAGGACATATTACAAATCCTTTTGATGCTTCTGCATTCTTTGCTGCATATCAAGGTTATATAGAAATTTATTTACGTTCTATTAGTAGAAAGAATTTTGCATATTCTTATAACTCAATTGCGGAATACAATTATTCAAAACCTATTCCTAATGGTGTAGGAGTAAAACAAAGATTACTTGATATAAAAAGATATATAATTCCTGGTGTACAATCTATTGGGGATGATTATAACATCAATAATTACCAAAGGGAAACATCTGTATTTTTAAAAACAGATGTTACAAAAGATCCTTTACCATTACCAAATAAAACAAACTCAATAATAAATGCTGTAACAGGAAAAAGTATTATTGAAGATAAATCTAGACATACAATTTCTGAGTTAGGCATTTGTTCTACTCCAGATATAGAAAAAGATATTACAACTCTTTCCTACTATGCATCAATTAAAAATATTTATTCAGGACAGTGGGGACAAATGTACTCATATGATACTATTGATACTGGCTATCAAAAAATTATAGGAATAGATAACTCTGTAGATACCGTCTTTGGAGGAGATACATTCATTAGTAGATTTACTTTTAAAACAAAACTTCCTTTTTTCTTAGACAATAGGGTAGGAGCATCTGACGATTCTGATATTTATTATGATGAAATAGGAAACGTAGCTTATCCAAAATATTGGCATTCAGCAAGATCTGTTACAAAAAGTTACTTTTTGTCTAAAACAAAGGTACTTCCAAATATAATTTCTTATAAGGCGCATAACTTTGATTGCCCAAATAATCAAGGTACAGAGTCCTCTGGGTCAGTTGAAGGAACATTAACTGGTAATCCTAATAGAATGTATTATGATGGATATTTTTATTTATTTGCCTACGGTATTCCTAGTTTCTATTGTGAAAGTTCTTATAATGTAGATCTAAGACAGGCTTTTAACAGTAAAGAAGGTGACTTTTATCCTCATGTTAGTAAAGGAATTCCTGATGATTGGTTACAAGAAACAAATGTTACAATAAATCAAGATAATACCTATTATTATAACACGACTTATTCTAAACAAAATAAAGAGAATACATTTACACATCTTCCTGTAGATTGGGAATCTGAAAGTTATACTAATTATCCATTTAGAGCAATTTATTCTGATTCTCAAAATACAAGTGCTGATGCAATCACTAATAATTGGTTAACTTATAGAGCATTATCTTATTATGATTTTCCAAAAAGTTATGGAAAACTAATAAGTTTAGATGGTATACAGAATAGAGCAATTCTTGCTAGATTTGAAAACAAGAGCTTGTTATATAATAACTTATTAACTATTGATACAAGCAATCCACAATCTGCATATGTAGGAAATCCTAATATGTTTAGTGCTCCTCCGATAGACTTTGCAGAAACAGATTTAGGTTATGTAGGTTCACAACATAAATTTCTATTAAAAATACCAGAAGGACAAGTAACAATAGATGCAAAAAGAGGACAAGTATTTATTATATCTGGAACTTCTGTAACAGATATATCTGGATTTGGGTCTGGAATGAATAGATTCTTAACAGACAATTTAGATTTTGAAATATTAAAATATTTTCCAGATATAAATATAGATAACCACTTTAAAGATTTTGGACTACATGGTGTATATGACTCTAAATTTGATAGAATAATAATAACAAAATTAGACTATATTCCATTAAGTAATGAGATTAAGTATAATAATAATAAAAAATATTTTTATATAAATGAAAATGTAGGAAATATTACTGTAGAAAAAATAATAGATGTAAAAAATAATTCATACTTTTGTAATAGGTCATGGACATTATCTTATTCAATAAATTTAAGAAAATGGATTTCTTTTCACAGTTATATTCCTAATTTTTATATAGCAGAGAACAATTTCTTTTACTCTGGAATAAATGGAGAATCAAGTGATTTTGAAGCCATTGCTGGAGAGGTAATTCCTATACCAACTACTACAACTACAACTACTAATTTTATTCCTCCATTTACAACCACAACAACTACAACTAGAGCATTAGATTGTAGATTAGAAGGAGAAGTAAGAATTACAGATTGTGAATTTAACGGAACAGCAATTATTACTGTACCTCCAGATGTTCCTACTTGTCAAAGACCAGAAGGATTAGTTTATTCTTATTTTGTTACAGGATATACAACAACAGATCCTGTTACAGATGTAACTTCTACAGGAAGTTCAATAGATGCTAGTAATGCTGCTGAATATTTAAACTCTCTTTCTGAAGGTACTACAGGAGTTAGTACTAAATTATTATTAGTAACAATAGAAGGACTTAATGTAGGAGATAGTGTTTATTTATATAATGGTTCTGAAGACTGTACAACTATTCCTGACGGATGGTATTTTACAGAAGAAACAGCATATAATCAGTACGTATTTAGAGTGGTGTCTGGAAGAATAACAGAAATATATAATTATATTCCTGTCACTACTACAACAACTACAACTATACCTATTACAACTACAACTACAACAATAGTGTTAGATTGTACAATTGAAGGAACAGGAGTTATAATTACACCATCTACAACCACTACCACTACTACTACTACTATTGGAGATAATTTATTATTTAAATTAATAAATCCGTTAAATAATCCTGCAGATGGTTACATAAGTAAAAATGATTATGAAGGAGGTCCTTATCTTACAATAAATACATCAGGTATGTTAAATGGCGTTCTTAATACTGGGGATACATTTGCTGCAGTATTTAAAAATAATTCAACAACAGAAATTAGACAAGTTAGATATTTATATGAATCTTCAATTAGAGGAGTATTAAATGATACAACTTCATATGTAAATGTGAACGTTGGTGTAACTACTACAACTTTTACAAAAATAGATGGAGAAACTATAACAATAACTTTAGAAGTTTTAAATTAATATAATTAAAATGTCAAAAACTGTAATAGTAAAATTAACAAAATCTGGTGCTAATATAGGTCCATTTAAAATTAGTGATGAGTATGGAACTATATTAGAACAAGATATTTCAAAAGATAGACTTATTAATGGTATAGGATATACTGTTAATGATGATGTATCTGTAATTAGCCTTGAGTCTACAGGAGATATTAAACTGATAAAAACAATTCCTGTTGGTGAAATTAGTTCTTTGGATTTAATAAATAATTACACAGAAATATCAACTGGTCAAGTCTGGAAACATTTATTAAATACAACAAAGTATAATAATTATTATGGAAAAATACATCCTTACATAGTTGAATATCCATTTATATATCAGTATCAGGATGAAATACTACAAAATGTACAAGACTATAGTAAAGTGTATAAACATATAAAAGAACCATTTAATTCGTTTACTGACTTTGAAAAAGTAGAAGTAAATAATGAATGGTTTAATAAAGCAATTCTTTATAATGGACAACAAAGTTCTGGAATATTAAATCTTATTCCTAAACCTATAAATAATTTAAAAAAATACGTAAGCTATCCAAAATTCAATTTAGATAGTAAGTCTATTCTTTATACTAAAAGTGATAATCTATATCAATATAATACATTCTGGTCTGTAGTAAAAAATACTTCTGAACCATTGTTTATTAAGTCATGTGAAAACTTATCTATAGATAAAGAAGTGAATCAAAGTAATATGGATTATAGTAGTAGAAGTTTTAAAAAAGAACCTCTTAGAGCAAAGTATTTAAAAATAAGACATATAAAAGATGATAGTGATGATACACATATTGTATCTCAATTCATTATAGGAACTACACAAAAATCATATAAGTAATGGGAAGAAAGTGGTTAGATAATTACGGACAAGAAGATAATTATAATGATTCTAAAATATCAATTCCTCCAGGATTTGTAGGACAAGGATATGATGTATCTGGAAGAAATTATTCTTCTGCATGGGGAGGACAATTTCAAGAAGGTGGTAATTTAGAACCTAAATGGGAATACTCAGAAACAAATGGAACTTTACTCCCACAAAATAATTTAAAAACTTCAGAAATAAATTATTTAAACGAATGGTTAAATTCTCCAATGGCTAAAAAAATAGCAAATAAAAGACAAGGAGTATCAGGATTAGAAAATTTAAATATTAGATTAGAAAGAATAAATGATAAAAACTTAGAAATATCCACAGCAGAAGATTTAATGAAATCAAACAATTCTTATACAAAAAAGAAAGGAGATAGGTTTAATAATAAAAATCTACAAGGAATTACTTTTATGAATCCTTCTATGAAATATGGAAATATTGTAACTAGAAAAATGGCTCCTGAGAATGTTATTTTACATGAAGGAGCACATCAATCTACTGCTGGTAATTCTTTATTATTAAAAAATGATGTGGAAGATATTCTTTCTAGAGTTAAAGATGATACAGGAAGTTATTTAAGTAATCCTACAGAAGTACATGCCAGATTAAATGTTCTCAGGAAAGAATTAAAAGATAGTGGTGTAGTAGATCCTTTCAAAACACCTGTCAGTAAAGAACATCTAAATAAATTTTTAAATAGATATAAAAACCCAGGTGAAAAATCTGATAAACCTCTAATTGAAGCTAATTCAGGAGAATTGTTAAATATTCTAAACTCACAAGATGATGCTGTCTGGTTATTGAATAATATTGTAAGTAATCAAAATAATAATTTAATTCCTATAGCTCAAAATGGAAGAAACTTAAAAAGGTTATTAAATGATAATATTAAATCTGATTCAAATATCAATTTAAATTATACAAAAAGAAAAAATATTGACCCTGGAAGAGAAATAAAAAAAAATAATAATATAGTTGAAGGTATTCAAAATAAATATAATGTTTCTAGGAATAAGGCATTAGAAATAAAGCAGAAATTAGAAACACAAAAGTATATAAATAAAAAAATAGATAATCCTTATGAAATAAAACCTGGTGAAGACCAATCTTTTTTATCAAAATCTTGGGAAGTATTAACAAACCCTGCTACTGCGGCTAGTTATTGGTTAAACGATCAAAGAATACCTGATCGTTTTAGTAAAGGAGAAAGAAATAACTTAGATATTGCAACAGATTTATTCAATCCTTTTGGTATAGTTGATTCTGCAAAAAATGCAGTAAAAGAAACAATCAGTATTCCTAAAAATTTATATAATAGCGAATATGGGGAAGCAGGAAGTAATTTTTTAAATGCAGGATTAAATACGTTGTCTGTGGTACCTGCTTTAAGAGAATTAAAAGGAGTAAAAGTTCCTAAAATAAATACTTCTATAAATTCTTCAAGTGTAAATAAAGCAGGTCTATCAAATTCTTTAAATTTAATTGATAATAATTTATTTAATAATTTTAATAATAAAGCAAATGAATATATTTCAGGAGTTAACGAAGGTATAGTAGAATCTAGTTTAACAGGATTAAAAAAACTAGGTTTAATTAATAAAAATATTAATAGTAGAGAGTTATCAGAGATTTTTCCAATTACTAAATCTCAAAAAGAAATTTCTAATTTCTTACAAGATGAAGAATTTAAAAGAGCTACTAAATTTTATAAAGATTATGTATATAATAATAATGGAAAAATGAGACCTGTTATATATAATAAAATGAAAAAGATATTTCCTGAGATAGATGAGACTGAGAATAATTTACATATTGATCATTCTAGAAATCCCTTTAATACTACAAGAGATATATTAATTAATACATCATCTTCAAGTATTAATAATTCTAAGTTACCTAAGTATATAAAAAATTATTTAATTGAAAATCGTGGTAAAATTAATGGAGTAAACTTTTCGGATGATGTAAGTTTAACGATTAGGAATAAAGGATGGTTTAATGTTCATCCAAAAAACATTGGAGAAACAGCTGTTCATGAGGGAGGTCATTCTATTCAAAATTTTGGCAGGGAGATTGGCGATACTGATTACATAACTGAGCCTTGGTCGTCAGTACTTACTAAATATGATCCTGATTTCGATTATCATACTTCAAATCCAAATACCGGTATCGGAATACAATTTAAAAATAGTTTAGTTGAGCCTAGTAAAACAGATCGGTATCAGACTTGGAAGTCTTCTCCTAATGAACTTCATTCAGAATTAATAGCTGCTAAATATAATTTTTACAAAAAACAATTAAAAGAAGGATTGACTTCTGAGGAAGCTATGGAAACAGTATTAAATCCTACAGATAAAGATTTTCAATGGCTTATTAAAAATAAAAATTTAAATAAACATTTTAAGAAAAATGTGTCTGAAGAAGAAAAATTAAAATTATTAAGAATATTTCCTGCTATGGCAGTACCGATTACTGGATCATATATATTATCGCAACAAAAAAATGGTGGAATAATAAAAGACAATGATGGTTATTGGAATCCTAAAAATTGGGGAAAAGTTGTTGAAATAGATTCTAATGATATTACAATGAAAGGAGTAGATCAACCTTTACTAGGAATATCAGATGAAGGAGATGTTCAATATATGGAACCAAATAAAGATTATAAATTTAAAGGAAAAAAAGTAAGAGAGTTTCCTATAGCAAGAAATGGAATAAATAATTTAGATGAAAATTCCTTGCAACAATTAGATCAATTAACTAACTTTACAAATTACAATAAGCTATCTAATGGAGGATGGCTAGACAAAGTTTAATATATGAAAGCACAATTTCTTAAAATAGCTGGTGTAAAATCAGAGCGTGAGTTTTATCAAAGATTCCCAACAGAAGAATCATTCTTTAAAGCTTTTCCTGAAGCTCTTAAATCTGCACAAATGGGAACTAATGTTCCTGGTATAGTAGATGGAATTGGAATGGGAATGGCTGGTATTGAAAGTACAGGCAATATGTTTGAAGAATTAACTCCAATAAATAATCCTTTTTCTACACAATCTATTGTAAATAACATGGCAAATAAGTTACCAGTTAACACTTCTTCTATTCCTTCTATTGGTAATGATGTTTCTGGGTTAGATAAAGTAGGTTCTCAACTTCCAGGACTTGCTGGCTCTGTAATAAAAGGAATTTCACAAATAAAAGCCCAAAAACAAAAATTAAAAAAAGCAAAACAAACAAATCAACTTTCTGAAATGTACAAAACGTTATCTGGAATTAGAGAACAGCAACCAGAAAGAAGGTATGTAAGACCAGAAGATTCTTTAATAAATTCAGATCAATTATATCCATCCACAGGAGTTGGAACTAATGTTCTTGCTAAGAATGGTAAAAATATAGATTCATATCAATTTGGTGGAGAATTATCTAGCATATTTTCAAAAGGAGGATTGGAAAATATAGCTAATTCTGGAATTGTAGACAAAGGAATGTCTGCATTGTTTCCTGATATGGATGATAGTGGGGGTGCAACTATAGGTGGAGCAATAGGTGAAGCAGCAGGAAACTTCATACCTATACCTGTAGTAGGACCAATGATTGGTAAAACTGTAGGTAAAATTGCAGGAACTCTGTTAGATACAACTGGTAAAAAGATAAAAAAATATAATAAAGATACAGAAAATAATCTTACAACCATGATGGTTAACAATGGAGCAACAGGAATGCATCAAACAAATTATTCATATATGGAAGATGGAGGATTAATTCCATTAATGGAAGAAGGTGGAGAATTACAAACTCATTGGGGAGGACATGCTGAAACAGTTTCTCAAAATCCTTATTTAGAAGATGGTGGAGAAACAATAATGTTTAGAGGCAATTCACATAATGAAGCTGATAATGATGGAAATACAGGAATAGGAATAACTTATGGAAACAGTCCTGTAGAAGTTGAAAGAGGAGAACCAGCAACAAAAATAAATGATGAATTAGTTGTATATGGAAATCTTCAAATACCAAATCAATATGTAGAGTTATTTGGAGATGATAAAGCAAAAGGTAAAAAGTTTAAAAATTACATAAAAGAAATTTCTAAAGATGAAGAAAAACAAAATAAACTTTTAGAAAAGTCTATGATGCAATTAGATGAATTAAACCCTGCAGATCCATTTGATAAATTAAAATTTAATTCTTTAAAATCAAATGTATTAGGAGCAAATACTAAATTAAAAGACATTGCTGAAAAGAAAAAAATTGCTGCTAATTTACAAGAAGCAATTAATACAACAGCAGAAGAATATGGAGTAGAAGCAGATGCTCTCGCTAAAGGAAAATTAAAACCTATTTCTAATTCAAATATGAATATTGCAAAAGATGGTATTACTAAGAAAAAAAATAATTCTAATGAAGGTAATGTACACCAAAACCTTAATCAACTAACGCAGATATTAGCAAATAAAGGAATTGATTTTAACATAACCAGTGGATATAGAAAAGGAGAAAAAACAGCACAAGGTAGAAATTCTAGACATGCTACTGGAGAAGCATTAGATATTACATTTCCTAAATTAGGTAAAGAAGCATATAATAAAATGATAAATGATCCAGATATTGCAAAATTTGTGTATGATAATGGGTTAACCGTAATTGATGAATATGATCCTAATAATCTGTCTCAAACAAAAGGTAGTGGTGGACATCTTCATTTTGGATTTGACAAAAGGACTAAACTCTCTGATAAATTTAGAAAAGAATATATTAGTAAATATCCTTCTACTACAACTACAGAGACTACAAATCCTGAATATTTAATTAAAGGGAATCAAAAAGGAGCAATTGATTATAATGATAGAAAAACAACTTCTAATGACATCTGGAAAGGAGATAATTATAAAAACGTATGGATACCAAAAGTTAATTCAGCAATAAGTAATCCAGAAATAGCAGATAAATTAATTTTACAAATTGAAAATTATTCTGGACAAGACGCAGATGATGTAAAATATCAATTATCAAAAGCTAAAACAAAAGAAGAAAAATTAAAAATAATTAATAATTTAGCAACAGATGAGCTGTTAGGACCATTTCATAGATTGGTAAATGATTCTATTGATATGGCTTCATCTCCAAATAATAATGAATTTGCAAAAGGAATAGAGCTTCCAGAAACAGTTATAACAAAAAAGAAAACATCAGGAATTCCTAAGGAAACACCAAAGAAAGATAGTAAATTATTAAATGTACTTTCATCAGCAATGCCTTATATCAGACCTTCTGATGCAGAACCATTAGATTATAATCAACTTCTTGGAGAAATGTATGCTTTGGGAAATAATCAATTAGAACCTGTACAAGCACAATCATACCAACCACAATTAAGAAATCCTTATGATATTTCCTTACAGGATATATTAAATGAAAATCAGGCTGATTATAGATCACAACAAAGAATGATTGGGAATAACCCTGCTGCACAAGCAATGTTAAATGCTCAAAAATATGCAGCTAATCAAAAAGTATTAGGAGAACAATTTAGATTAAATCAGACAAATAAAGACCAAGTATATTCTCAGAATATCAATACATTAAATGATGCTAAGCTTAAAAATTTAGCAATTTATGACCAACAATATGACAGACAGGCTTCTGCTAAAGCTAATACGAAAGCTATAACACAAGCTGCTTTAAACTCTATATCATCTAAATATTTACAAAATGATGCAGCTAATAAAAAGCTCCAGATATATGAAAATTTGTATGGATATAGATTTGACGACCAAGGAAGAGCAGTTAATTATAATGGTCCTGTTAAATTTAATAGTCCACAAATAACAGATGGACAAGATATTCCTATTTATGATAATAATGGAAATATTGTAGGATATAAAAGAATGGGAAATCAACAAACTACAAATAGTGTAAGAACTCTTCCTATAAACCCAGAAAAAACAACGGACACAAAATCTAAAAAAAGTTTAAATGGTAGTATTGTAAAAGCTATTAAAAATTTGTAATAAGTTTAATTACAAAACTTTAACCAATTTAATTATTTTTCTTGGACAATATTACTTTTTTAAATTATATTTGTTAATATATTATATTATGGCATCATTTAAAGATATAATACCTCAATTTACACCATATATTCAACAACTTCCTGTTGAAGATATGGTGCAAGTTGGTATGCATAAACAGCAATTATATGATCAAGGTGTGCAAAAAATTCAATCTCAAATTGATAATATTGCAGGTCTTGACATTATACATGATTCTGACAGAGCTTATTTACAATCAAAATTAGATGAATTAACTTCTAATTTAAGAGGAGTTGCTGCTGGTGATTTCTCAGATCAGAATCTAGTAAACTCTGTATCAGGAATGACTTCTCAACTCATTAAAGATAAAAACATTCAAAATGCTGTATCTTCTACAGCCTGGTTTAGAAAAGAAAATCAAAGAATGGAGAAAGCAATAGATGAAGGAAAAGCTAGTCCTCAGAATATTGCTGACTTCAATGAACAAACAAATCAATGGTTATCTTCTACTAAATTTGGCACAAGTTTTAGGGGTAGATATAAAGAATATATAGACATGGATGAAAAACTTAGAAAAGTTTTTGCTGAAATGAAAGACAAGGCGGATTTTACAATAGATAATCCCTGGAAATCAGATGCTTCAGGAAATCCTTTATATTTTAATTCAGATGGTACTGTCTCTACAGATCCTAGTAAAGGAGGTCAAAAGCAGTATGATTATTCAATGATTTCTAAAACTGTTAAAGGAACAAGTGCAGAAAAAATATTGAATAATTTTTATGATAGTATTGATGAGAATGACAAAGAACAATTAATGATTGATGCTAAATATTATTATAGAGGAGGAAATTTAGATGTTTTAAAAAGTGATATAAAAGAAAGTGCAAAATTAAAAAAAGATTTTGTATCAAATGAAATTGCTAGAATTAATACCTTGTTACAAAACAATAATATTTCTGCAGAAGATAAAAATTTATTAAAAGCTAGATCAAAAACATTAAGTGAACAACTATCCAATGGAGAAATAGAAAAAGAATCTGAAAGTATTTTACAAGGATTGGAAGATCCTTCTCAAAAGAATAATATTTTATATCAAATATATACTAAAAAAACTCTATCTAATCTAGCAAAAGATTTAGAAACACAGTCTATTTCTGAAGAGATAAAAACAAATCCTGCTTTTCAAGGATATATGGAGGTACAAAAATTTAATTTTGAACAACAAAAAGAAATAATAAGACAACAAGAATCTAATAGAGATTATCAGTTGAGTTATAATAACTATTTATTAGCTGTAAAGAAAGATAGAAGAGAAGAAGAAGCAGATGCTAGAGAAAGAGATAAAAATAGAGCAATTGTAAAAGATGGAGGAATAAATACAGATGTTGAAGTTCCAGATGTATTTACTCTTACCCAAGAAGTAAATAAAATGACAAAAGCTAATACAGCAGATTTACTATCTCTGGGAAATAGAATAAGTAATTCAACAGACAGTAAGGAACAGAAAATAAAGAATGCAGAAAAATTAGTAGAACAATATTATGTAAATCCTTCAGGATTAAAATTAGATAATGCTACTAGAGAAATTGTAGAAAAATTAAGTCAAGATAAAATAGCATTAAATGAAAAATTAAAAGCATATAAAGGAGTAAAAGAAATTGGTGCAAAGTATGAAAAAGATATAAAAAATGCATTTAAAGGAGAGCAAGGTATTCGTATTGCAAATATATATTATTCTCCAGAAGAATTATCTAAATTCTATAATAATTCTATGTCTAAATATAGAACTTTAACTTCTGAGAAGATGCCTGCAAAAGAAGGACCTGTTTTCAAAGAAAGTATGTCTGAGGAAATTCTTAAAAAATATAAAGGTACTAAGTTTTATCCTATTGCATTAGCTTTATATAATGAGACAAATAAAAAAAATATTACTTCAAATGATAGAGTTATTGTAAACCAAATAGATCAGATTAAAAGAAATACAAGTGCAAAGATAAATAAAATACTAAGTGCTCAAAAAAAAGAACAATCTAATTATTTAGCAAAAATAATGCCTGAAACACAAACAATGAACATTGGGATTAATTTAAAAAATGAAACCGACATGAATATAATTAATCAGGCAATAGGCTTAAAAAGTCAAGATTATCTGGAATATGGAGCTTTGGATACAAAAAGACCAAAAGATTTTAATCCAGAGACAGTTAATAAGTTAACAAAAGATGGAAAAGCTAATTATAACATTATTAAAAATTATGATGGTACTGCTAAATTGATTATTACAAATGGGGTAGATAAACAAACTATTCCTTTAACAGCTAATGAATTTTCTAATTGGTTTCCTCAATATGCACAAATGAATCCAATGACAAAATTTAAAGCTTCTGTGTTATCTTCTGGTAATAAAACAACAAATATGACAGGAATAGGAAATCCTGCAGGTGCTGCTATACATGGATATAGTCCATTAGTTCCTGCTATAAGTTCCAATCCAAAGATTTCTAGTAAAGTAAGATTTGATATAGAAGGTAGTCCAAATAATACAGGAGCTGATACTGACAAATATCAAATTAGAGTGTATTATCATTCTTCAAAAGGATGGCAAGATGCAATACTTAATGATGGAGGATATAAATCAGAAGCAGATATTTTACCACTATTACAATCAGTAGGTCCTGCTACAATAAACGACTTATTTAAAATTAAATAAAAAAACCAAAAAATTATGCCAATTCTAGATAACGAATTAAATGGTAATATTTCTAATAGAGATTATACACAAGAAAGAGTAGACTTATCTTCAATTAATGGACCTATGCCAGGTAGATTACCTAATCTTATCGCTTCTTATTCACCAGGTTATTCTGGAGACCCATCTCAATTTCAAGGAATTAGATTAAAAGATGTTAATTCTTTCACTGTAGGAAATGTTCCAAAAGGACCAAATTCTACATTTGGAATGGTTACAAGAAAAGAATTATTAGATAACTCTAGATACCCTTTATATGAAAGAGGAGTAAACTTAGAGAATGTATATGGAAATGCTCAATCTGGTTGGGCACAGTTAGGAAATGGATTAGTTAAAATGGGATTAACTGCAGTAGGAACTTTTGCACAATCCTTTGCTACTCTTCCTGATACAATTTCTGCTATAAAAAATAGAAAATTTAGTGAATTAAGTAATCCTAATGGGTATGAATCTGATATAGATAATTGGTTAAAAAATATGGAAGATAGATTTCCAAATTATGTAACTGATTATGAAAAATCTAGAGGATTAGCAACAATGATTCCGTTTACAGCAGGTTCTGCTAATTTTTGGGGGGATAAAGTTATTAAAAATTTAGGATTCACTGTAGGAGCAATAGGTGGAGCACTTGCTCAAGATGCTATTGTTGGACTAGCAACAGAAGGTATTGGTGAAATACCTTTAATAGGAGCACAAATTGGAAAAGCTTCTTTATGGTTAAATAAATTATTTACAGGAACCAATAGATTAGAAGAAGCCTTATCTTTAGCAACAAAGGTTGGAGCCTCAGAGAGAAGAATAATGACATTAACGTCATTAGCTAGAGCTGCTGAAGCAGAAAAAATTACAACAGGATTAAGATATGGATTAAATTTATATGGTTCTTCTAGAACAGAGGCTGCTACAGAGGCAAGAGATGGTTATAGGCAAATCAAAGAAGAGTTAATAAAAGAATATAAATTAAATAATGGAGGAGCAGAACCTACTTCTAATGATTTATATAAAATAGAGAAACTTGCAGAAAGTGGAATGAATGCTAGATTTGGAATAAATATGGCACTTCTCACTGTATCTAATGCTATTCAATTTGATAATTTATTAAAATCATTTAATTCTGCCAAAAAAGGAATTGAATCTATTACCTCTGCTGAAGTAAAAGGATTAGGAAATATTAAATTAAAAGAAGGAAGTTTAGATGTTTTTGAAAAAGTTGTTCCTAATAGCACTTCTGGTAAAGTGTGGGAATATATAAAACCTACTGTTAAAAATATTTTTACAGAGGGTATATATGAAGAAGGAGGGCAATATGCTGCAGAAAAAGGAACTTTTGATTATTATACTAGGAAATATAAAAATTCTAAAGATTGGAACTGGACCAAAGAAGTATTAAATTCTACAGTAACAGGACTACAAGAACAGTTTGGATCAAAAGAAGGTATTGAGAATATGGTAATTGGAGCATTAACTGCTTCTATAACTTCTCCTATATCTAGCAGAATTGAGGATATTACAAAAGGAAAGTCAAAAGATCAAATGTTGCAATCTGTAATTAGTACAGTAAATCAATACGGGTTAACAGGAATACTATCAAATAAATTTGAAGACACTGCAAATAGTGTAGCTATTGCCAAACAAATGAACGATGCAGTAAAATCAAATAATATATTTAAATATAAAAACTTAAAAGCTGATTTATTCTTTAATTTTGTAAATTCTCGTCTTTCGGTTGGAATGCATGATGTTACTATAGAGCAATTAAAGTTGTTAAAAGATCTTCCAAAAGAAGAGTTTGAAAAAACTTTTGGGATGAACTTTGATGAATCTAATAAATCTACTGTGGCTGAATATGTAGATTCATTAATTATAAAGGCAGATAATATCAAAGCAATAAATGATTCTATTCAATTCTCTTTTAAAAATCCATTCCAGAGAATAATAAATCCTACGAATGAGGAAGAAAAAAATGAACTTATTAATTATTCAAAGTTTGAAAATTGGAAAACAAATTTAGTTAATTTATCATATTTAGAAGAAGATACTACTTCTAGAACGAATAGCATTGAAAAACAAATTCAATCTATACATTCTGGTCTAAATAACTCTTTATTATCTTCTACATTTAATATAAAAGGATTATCTGAGTTCTCTTCAATTTATGAAGAAAAGGCTAATCAATTAG